GGTATGCCATGCACTTTAGTTTTTCGGGGTGAATAAGCGTGTGTACCGAACCCAAGAATTCGGTTTCAAACTCGGTACGGAACTGCTCTTCGCTGGTGTTGGAGATGGTTTGCTTTTTCCACTCTTCGTCACGACCGGGCACATCGCTCCAGTGTACTTCAATAGGGTAGTACTCGTTCTTGCCTTCTTCGCCTGCCCGTTTGTTGGCATTTACCCATATGCGGTAAAACATGTTCAAGCCCTTTGGCGTTGACACGATGATTACTTTGGTTTCTTTACCGCTGGTAATGGTTGGATACACGGACGAGAAGAACTCTTCAGCCACATTCTGCGGAACATACGCAAACTCGTCAAGCATTATACAATTATGAACTTCTATTCCGTTTGCATAAAACGCATGAGTCTCTTGCACATCTAATAAATCATAGACATCGGTTTTCACATTACTTTCAACAGACACAACAGGAAGAATGGAATTGTCGCAAACCACAAGATGCCCAGCAGACAAAGAACCAGCAGCAACAAAACCATAACCATCAACAAGTATTTTGTGATCTTGAGTGCATACTATTTTTCTGTCAGGCAGATTTACGCTGATGGTGTGTTGTGAATAAGTTTTGCTTATTCCTTTGAATGGTCGGAACCCTTTACTGGTAAGTACTTCCCATCTACCATTTTCATTCCACGATTCCAAGCACCTCCCTGTTTGGCTATTCGTGCTTTTGCTGCATTGCTCATTTTCTTTTTTGCTTCTTCGCTTCGTTTCATTCCACGATGTTTCTCTGCTGTTTTTCTTATTTTCTCTGGATTCTTGTTTATTTTGTCTGAATGTTCTTTTGTTTTCGGTTTGCCCTTTAGCCCCATAGATATTTTTCGACAAATATCCTGACTCTTCTTTGTCCCAACAAGACGACCACGATTCGCAGCAGATATCAACTTTCTCGCATTTTCTGATAGGGGTCTTCCTTTGCTTGCTTTTGACATTTTCAATTTTGTTTCTTCTGAGTGTTTTTTCCCCATTCTCATAATTCGCCTTGCTTCCGAATACTCTGTCATAACGGTTTTCTTTTGTTGATCTGTCATTTTCACCATCTGACCCTGACGACCAGTTACCATACGAAAATGAGCATGAACCATTTTGGATTTTTCCACACCACTCAAAAACTTCGTCAAAAGTTTGTGAGCCAACAAATGTTCTCTTACTGTTAGTTTCACTAAATTGGTCTTTTCGTTTGTGCCCCCCAAAGATTGGGGAATTATGTGATGACTCTCCGTATAGACCGATGTTTCCAAAACTCTCTTCTGAGCATTCTCCATTATCGAAAAATACCAATTCTTGTATTTGTTGTTCGTCATCTCCATAAACATATTTAGTCTTTCTAGACGAGTTAGCAAAGAAACTTTCAATACTAATATCAAAAATAGTTCCATTAGTAGAATCTCGCAGAGTAATAATAGAATCTCCACTTATGCAGTTATACGAACCGCCACGAACAGCAGATGATGAAGTGGCTGCTGCAAGCACTTTGGAACCGTTCTCTAACACGATTGAACCCTTGTTCCACTCGACTACACCCTGCTGCAACCATATGGGCAAGTATTCATACGCTAGTTTCAAGCGTCCCAGTAGTTCACGGGCTGTGGCTAGTTTGTTAGCCAAGATTGCCACACTCATGCTTTGGTTGAACAGGATATAGTGCAACAAGAACGAAATCATGGTTGTGGACTTGCCGCTCTGACGAGGCATCTTGCAGATCACGAAGCGGTTCTTGTGAACGGCTTGGATCATATCCTCTTGGAATTCATAAGGCTCAAACGGCACCAAGCCTTTATCCAGCGACACAATTTTTACATAGTTCTTGATGAAATACAGCGGATCTTGAGAGCACTTTACATACTCTTCAATCTGCTTTTCAGAAAAATTTATCTTTACGCCTTCTGCTTTTAGATTGGCGTTTCCAAGATATTTTTGACTTTTAGTCACGCAATTCTACCTTTCCCAAAACCTCTCCACGAAGTTTAAGAGTGAAACTGCCACCAACAACAAGAGCAGCGTTTTGCTGTTCTTTCTTTGTATACTTCACGATATCTGCGTACATGGTTTCCATTTCGGCATCTGTGTATTTTGGACGACACGATTTGCACAGGCTTTGGTCATAAAACCGTTTGGCTTTGGTATACCACCCAAACAGAGTGCTTGGTCTACTGCATATACCTGTTGGTGTGTCTTCTCCCCTATACAGGTGTGTCACCAACTCCGCAGGACTTTCAAAGATGTATTCAGCCATTGCTTAACCTCGTGACAGCCCACTTAAATAACAAGTAAAGTATACACGCCCCACCGTAAACAGCAGGAAGACGAGAAAAACAATCAAACGCCCAACACCCCAAGAAAGCGTACCACACGCCAATACAAAACGGGCACGATGCCATCAGAACAAAAAAAGACGGGTGCTTGGTGCCCATGAAGTCGCTGTATTTCAGGGCAGAGTCGTGTTTCTTGAATTCTTGATACTCTTTGATGCGTGTAAAGCGTTCACAAAACGGTAGCAGTTTCAGGTACTCGTACACAGCAGAAGTTCCAAAAGCCACCCACAATGCAAATGCAGTCCAATATAAAGCCAATACAGTTTTCATGCTATACCTCCATCAAAGTATTTATGGAGTTTCGTCCTCGCTTGCGTCAATAAACGCTTTGGTACTGGAACGAGCAGAATTTATAATATCTTGCAAATCACGAGTAGACCCCACATAGATGGCATTGTTTGTGGTGTGGTTGTTGGTAGTGTTGTTTTCAGTCTTACGGATACCCTTGATCTTGTCGTGCAGGTCTAACAGATCACGATTGGTTTCCGAAAGGGTCTTTATCATTTGGGCTACCACTTCATACGCACGAGGGGAGTCGCCTTCTTGAGCCACAGCCATCACACCGTCCAATGCGTTCTTGCCTGCGTCAACTAGTTCGCGTAGGTTCTTGCGAACTGTTTCGTAATCGTGTTTCAGGTCTTTGGCAATACCTTCATCAGTCAGGGGAGGAGTTTCTATCCTCACTATAGGCATGGGAGCAGACTGCACAATAGCCTGTGGTTCGCTCTCACCTGTGCTACCAACACCTAACACGCTTTCAATATGTGAAAACCCATCACTCATATGTGCCTCCTTATGCAGTTGGGCCAGTTACCCCATAACTATCAAACCACCCCACAGTAACTCCCTTTGCAAGTGTTGCACCGTTTTGGTATTCGTAAATCTTGGCATACGGGGTGTAATCGTATTTGCCTGAACTTGCTCCACTTGGCCCGCTAATGCCAACAAAAATGTTGCCGTAAAGTCCAGCAGTAGCACCTGCACCTGTCCACCCTGCGGTGTATCCGTTGTCGTAGTAGTCCATGTTCAGCAGGTTGCTGTTGACTTTGCGAATCTCCGAATAGGATCTTACCGATCCAAAGATGTACGACTTCATGGTGAAATTCAAAGTAAATATAATGCTACGGCGGCTCTGAAAGTCGCCTTCGTAGTCTTCCTCTGATGACACCGAATTAAGATAAATGGGAACATCTACCTTTTTATTTACTTCATCAAAATTCATCGTGACAGTAAACTCTGGAGAAAAATACGGAAGTATCTGTTCTATGATTTGCAGCCCGTCGTCCATGTTTCGGGTGTACACATACAGTCCGAAATCAATATTGTATGGAACTTCAGCAAAAGTATACTTGATTCCACTCTTGTCTGAATTACGCAACACATTTCTTTGCAAAGAGTTTCGTTTACGAGCAGGATCGTATACAATTCCCGTGATCTCAAAAGCCATACGGGGCAGAATAATTTGATTGGGATTTTGTAGATACGGATCACCTGCCAAACGCACTTTGTATTTTTCTTTGGGTGCGTATGCAATAGGCACTTCAATGTATTTGGTTCCACCACTCTGTGTGCGAGATATCTTCATTTGGTTAAAAATGGAACCAAACGCAACCACCATGCGACGAATTGATCCGTTATAAAACTGCGTAAACATCAGTACAGCCCTTCGGAGAAAGGATCTTTCTCCGTGAAGTCAAAAATATTGTCGCGGTTGGCTTCCAAATCAAGGGCTTCATTGTCTTGCAGATTTGCATTAGTGACAAGCGTATCAGTATTGGTAATTGCTGTAATGGAAGAAGACGCACTGCTAGTTTTTCCTATAACAGTATCTCCAATTTCAAATTTACCCTTCTTTACATTCACATTCAGATAGTACACAGGAGGATTGTCGTTGGTTTTAGTCCACGATTCAACCCGCCCAAGTGCATGGGGATTAGAAACATTTCCAGCGTACACCTCTTCACCAACAGTGAACTGTGAACTACTACTAAGGGTAAACCGCTTTTGGAATGTGGAAACCACATCCTTGACCGCATCCATGTCGCTTTCCCCTGTGTCAAATTCTTCGTGTGTTGCTTTGAAGGCTTCACAATACAATTTGAAAGAGTACCGCTGACCAAGTGGGTAAAACGGATTGTCGTGTTCCACAAACTTGATTTCAAACAGGTTGTATGGGTAGTCAAAATAGATTAGATCGCCTTCTCGGGGGCGACCCAAATCTCGGATAGAAGTATTGTGACTCATTACTTCCAAAAATCGTCGCTTAGACACAATAAATGTGCAGTTTTCGCGGATATCTAGCCCGAAACGGGTCATGTCACTTTCGCCGTCAAAGCCCTCTGCGTTTTCCATGTACATTTCGATACGATTAGCATCGGTGAACTTGGAAACTTCTTCTCCTAAAATATTGTCTTCTGTAACCGTTTCTCGCGGGATGTATATCATCTCGTGACCGTGAATCTTGATGGCTTCGGTCGTGAGTGATTCCAGTAGGTTTTGCTCGCCTACATTGTTTCTACGAAAATACGGATTGACTGCCATGCGTTATCCTGTAATGAAATCGGGTGGCAATTGGTAGCGTGTCTCAATCTCTTCTTCCAGTTTGGCAATCTGTTCCTGTGCTTCTTCGTAAATTTTGGTGCCGTTGAATGTTACATTACCGGGCAGCGGCATACCCTCGTACTTGGACAGATTGGCTCCCCACTGCCGCTTGATGAGTGCTGTTGAGTATTTTTTCAACCAAATATCATCGTAAATGTCTTTTGCTATTTCAGGATCATTCATGCTGTACGCTTCAATCATCAAATAAATTCCAGCGGTCATGTCTGTGGTGGTTGCGTCAATATACAATTTGTTATTGACTCGGTTGAAGCGAATCTGCTTTTCAGGATCAAGCAGTTGCTCAAGCATTTCAATATACTGCATGGTAGACACATAGTAGTTTAGATTGGTCTGCCCTGTACGCAATCCATAAAAGTCGTTGAGTGCTAATTGGTAGCGAATATTGAAAATGTTATGGGTAGAGATATTGAAACCCATATGAAAAATACGATTAATGGTCAGAATAGACGGGTCAATAGGATCGGTATCAATCCACTTGCGGGCAATGTCTTCAGCCGTGAGTGCGTAAGTATAGTACATCTTTTGCCCACCGTCGTGGTGGAAGTTGGCGTAATACTCTAGGGCTTCGTCAATACGGTCTTCAACCTGCGAGTCTTCCACATTGACTTCGATCACAGGCTGACCAAGTGCACGAAGGCAGTAGTCTTTGAGTTCTTGACGGGAATGTGGGCGAGCCATGCAGTCTCCTTTCAAGTATTTAGGACTCTATTGGAGCCGCAAATGTTGTGTTTTATTCAAACTATCAACAACAATTCACGCAATTTGCTATTACAAGTGATCGTCCTATGACTTGTATTTTCAATTTTATGGCATATGCCTCTATTTATCTTTTACGACCTACGGGTTCTATTCTGTTGGTTTTCAGTGTGCTCATGTGTTTATTTATGGGTGTTTTTTACTCTGCCTGTTAGTACTAGTGATGATCCCATGTGTGTGTCCTGTTATTTGCTAATTTTATCCAACAACCAGTACTGAATAATTATATCCCTCTTTCATATCAATAAGCGGGAAAGCGGGAGAAGTTGAATATGTGCTAATATGAACATCAAAATAAGTTGTGGTTTTGCTACCTTGCTTTGCCCAGACTATTCCCGTACCTTCCGATGCGTTGTTTGCTTCTCCATACACACAGTAGTTTGCGTTTGGCATAGGAGTAGAAAATGTAAATCTATATGTGGGGGTACTACCAACAAGAAATCGTGTCACAGAAGCAATATTTCCACTATTCAAAATAGTCGGGTTTGTGCCAGCAGCATTTGCAAGCACATAACAAAATGCTCTTGCACCAAATAGCGGAGCGGTTCCACTTGGAGCAGCAAATGTGGCATCGCCAAGAACCATTCCACTACTAGCCTTGATGTTACCAACCACATCCAAAGCGGCAGAAGGGCCAGTAGTTCCAATACCCACATTTCCGCCTGCACCTATAACCAACCGATCAGCCTGATTGGTGCGGAAGGTGAGTGCGTCAGAGTCGCTTGGTGGTTGTATAGTTTTGGTTTTGAGTGTGCTCATGGGTGTTTTGCTTTATAGTTCTGCGGAAAGATCAATTCCAGCCTGTGCATTAGCAATGATTTGAAATCCGCCAGTACTTGTTACTTTGACAGAAATATACCCATTTGTTGGACTTGCAGCGACAAGTCCACCACCAGTAGGAATGTAACAATTGCTAAGAGTAAGACTAGAATAATATGTTGTTGATGGCGTTATCCTCATAGGAGAGAAATTAAAAGTCTGTACACATCCAGCATTTGTTTCATTATAACCGGCATAATTAAAGTAAATAAGCCGTTGAAAATACCTAGAACACAACGCTTGCTCAACTTGATGCGGTCGTAATTCAAATGGAGTAGCAACACTGCCTAATTCCCATTGAACTCCAGTAATATCCAAATATCCACCCGAAAATCCTGCTATTTGTACACCTGTCCCGTCAGTATACGGGGAAAATCCGGCATATGCCCCACTTCTTGTTTGCCATGTGTTTCGTGTTCCGTAACCACTTAGACCAGCACCAATATTGAATCCTAAATACGCAAACCCGTGATTTATTCCGTTTATATTTGGCCCACCACCAATTCCACTGTCTATTGCAGAATTATAATTCCATGCTCCACTAGAAGAATCAGTATCACCGGGAATTGTCACAGATTTATATTCCCATGTGTTTGCGGAATTTATGGTGTACGGAAACAAATACCCTCTGGTTCCAGTACTATATGATGATACATTTCCTTCAAATATTCCTGTTCGGTTTGATCGTGCCCAAAAAGACACAGTGGTTGTTTTTGCTGTGGATTTACCGTAGTCAAAATCGGCAATATTAGACGCTTCGATTGGCTGAAAAATAGTAGACACAGAAGCATTGTTGGCAAATTGTGCTGTTGCTCCACTCAAAATTCGTGTATACGAATTAAATCCCGGTGGGGGTGATGCTGTAACACCCCCAATAAACCAAAAAGTTATACCGGGAGAACGCTGAAAATACCACATATCATAAGTTTTATTAGTGGTTTGTGATGTTATGTTAACAGTTCCCATAGTCATTCCAAAACCATTAAAAACGGGATTGGTTGTAATTGCTCGTTGATTTATCCGCATGTCACCGTTGATTATGCGGTTTCTAAAAGTGAAAGGACTGCTCATGGCTACGGTGCCGTTTACAAAAACCGTTCCAGCAAAAGATGAGGTTGCACCAGAACAGATTCCACCGGGAAAAGTGGCACCCTGTGTAAACACCATGTTTCCGTCAACGGTGATGCTGCCTGCGGTTGAGCCTACGGGTTCTATTCTGTTGGTTTTTAGTGTGCTCATGTGTGTTCTTATTTAGCCTTCAGTTGTGAGATTTCCGCTGCCTGTGCATCCACGATTGCTTTTAGTTCTTTGATTGCTGCGGTAAGAACAGGAACAACTCTAGATAAATCGACTGATTGTGGATTAATATTTCCGTGTTCATCAACTGCGTCTTTTTCTCCTGTGACCGCAAGCGGAACTACTTCCGCAAGTTCGTGAGCAACAAACCCTTCCCCATAGGAATCATCAATCTTCCATGTATACGACGAAGGTTTCAACATCATAACTCTAGTTAATGCTCCAGTCAAATGTGTTGGATTGTTTTTCAACCTATAATCAGAACTTGTACCATAAGTAGTGCTACTGCTGGTTGTTGTGATAAGTCCTACCTGCGTCGTTCCATCCTTGTACATAAATCTACAAGGATGAGTTGCTGTATCAAGTGAACCCGGTTGTTGTGTGAATTGTATTCCATATCCGTAAGTAGTCGCATATCCTTCAACTAAAAGTTTAGTTTGGTTATTTGTATTATAAAATCGACCAGTTCCTTTCACATCAAGATCATAAATTGGGCCAGTAGTTCCAATACCCACATTTCCGCCCACAGGATTCAATGCCAACCCGCGTTGAGTATCGTCGCTGTTTTGTACCTGTAACCACGCAGCCGAAGTGCCTGCGTTTCCAAAAAACAGTGTGATATCGTTTCCACTTGGTTTTATAAAAGCATTTGACCGACTACGGGTTCCACTATAATTTCCCTGAACAGGACTCAATACACTTGTATTGGTGTGCACCACATCTAATGCTGTGTATTTGGTTGATCCAATACCACCACCAACCAAAATTCCACCCTGAAAACGAGTGGTGCTTGAGAAATTCACTTCACCTGCAAAAGTTGTGCCAGTAGTGCTTGCCACCAGCATTTGCCCGTTGTCTTGAATACGAAACCGCTCTACATCTGCACCTGTTCTAAAAATCAGGTGGTTTCCAATCAGCGTGGGTTGTACCGAATCAGTTTTTAGTGTGCTCATGGTTTCCTCTTATAGTATTACCAAACTTCCGCCGGTTTCAACGGTGAGAGTGGCACCTGATGCCACAGTCAAGGTTCCACTCAAGAAAGCGTTTTCATCGCCTCCAATTGAACCACAAACGCCAGCGGGAACGATTATGTTCTTGTTCACGAAGAATCCGCCGAACGGAATGCGTACATCTCCTGCAACTTCTAGTTTTCCGCGAGCAGCACTGGAACCAGTTCCATGTGGAAGAATGCGTGCACCAATGTTTTGTCCAGTAACACCAATTCCTACATTTCCAAGCACATACGCACCACCACAAACACCTAATGTGCCTGCACTATAACCTGCGGCAGTGCTGTAGTGGAACAAGAAACTGCTTGTTGCACCGGGTGCGCCGCCCTGATTGTACTGAACCTGCGTGTCTGTTCCTGTTACGCCGTCAGCGGCTTTCCAAAACAAGTTTCCAGAACCATCTGTTCCAAGAACCTGACCGTTGCTTCCGTCACCATTTGGAAGTGTCCATCCCTTTGTAGACGATATTATTTGTGGTGCTTGGAACGAAAGGTAATTTGTATTCGTAGAATCGTATAAACGGAGAGGGGTACTCTTCAATATTTGCAACTGACCGTATACTCTGGTCAATGCGTTTCCGGTAGTTTCGTTCCCTAAAAACACATTTCCTGCAAAAGTAGCCCCGCCTACAACATACAGCGTTCCGGCAGCACACACACCCGATGCAAACCGTGCAATTCCAGAAACATTTAGAGTGGACGCAAGCGTTGTTCCGCCGTTTACCGTCAGGTTTCCGCCTACGGTTGCACCAGATCCAACCCACAGATTCGCAGTGCTTATTCCGGAAGTAAATCGCAAATACGAAGTAAATGTATGACCCGTGGGCACAGTTTCCTGTATGAATGCTCTCCATCCACCTGTGTTTCCGTATGTGGCACCGATGGAAGCACTGTCAAGAGCATCGTACACACGCAGTTTGTTCAATTTATAGATCGCGGTGTTGGTGGTGTCCCTCCAATAATTGAAAGTATCCCCCAATTCTACTTCTGGGATGGTGTATGTGTTTAGGTCTGGTCCTGTGCTGCCGGGCATGGATTAGTCCTTGTGTTTGCTCTCTAAACGGGCAATCCGTTCCTGTAGTTTATCTATCTGGTCTTGGAGAGCAGTAAGCCGAGACTGCACTCCATTTTTTTCATTCAGGTCAGCAATGGCTCGGGTGTCTCGCAGCAACACCCCCCTGCCTTCAGGATTTTTTACATATTTAACGCTCATACGCTTCTGAAACTACACATACGGAAGTTGCGAACTGCGGGGCTTATAGCATAAGTCTTGGCAGAACCGCTGTTCTGTGTGGTGAACATGAGCAGCACTTGATACGCACGAACGGTGGAAGCCGTATTTGAACCAAACCATGTCCATTCGGTGTGGCGGAAATCGTATTCGTTGCGAGAAGCGTGCCCAGAGTTCGCAAAACTTGGAGTGCTAGTATACGGATACTTGGGGCTACCAAATCCTGCAACAGCAGTCATCTGCACCCACGGCTTGTTGAACAAGTCGTTTTCACCACGATCCGACCAACGCACCCATGCACGAACAGCAGAGTTGAATGGGCAGCAAATTTCAGCGGTTGCAAACACACCATTAGACACCAAATCTTCAGGCAGGGTTATGGCTTTGGTGACATACGAAGAAGTAGGCGTTGTGCTGCTGATTGTGTTTGGGTTGCTGACTGTTGTAAGCAGCATTTCAGCACCCATTCCAAAGAACAGTCCAGCGTCCACCACAGGAGAAGTGTAGAATTTAGTGGTTGGTTTGGTTAATGCAAACTGTAGTGTTTCTGATGCAGTATAAACAGAGGACAAGTATGTGTTCTGTCCGTTATACACCGTCAAAGGTGATGTTCCGTCGTGGTCAACTTTAATGCTGTATCCACATTCTTGTGGTGTAATCACAGGTGCACTGATTTTTAGAACCTGACAGTTGGCTACATCAAGAGGATTTCCGGTGTATGTAACTGTAGCAGATGATGCGTTGTTTGGGAATTGGCAAATATCCAATCCAAACGCAATATCTGTGGACAGGTTTTGAACTGCTGCACCAATTGTTTGTGGCTGGTACAAGGTTCCCACAAACGGGCTGTTGGATCGACCAGTGTTGGTGAGATTTATTCCACTGTCATTGGCTCGGAGTTCGTAATTCTTGCTGTTGGTGTGAACCGCAATAGCGTACTCACCCGGTTCCAAATACACAGGTGAACTAAACTCAAATGTGGTTCCAAGAGGAGTAGTAGATGTTCCAACAAGTCCTGTATTAACCTGCGAAGGCAATTTAGTGACTGTAGAGAACGGGAACGAAACACTGGGTGACGGATACCCGTTCACGGTTGGACGCAACTGCACAGTAACAGGCAGAGTGCTGTCTTTCTCTGCAAAATACAGAGTAACACTCTTTGCAAACACGCCTTCAGGATACGCTTTCTTGTCCACAATAAATGTCTGGCAAAGAGGATCAATCCACCTGTTGTTTTGAATGGTGTCTTGAATATTATCGTAAGACACCTCTCGGTTGAACGGGTCTTTGATAATACCTTCGCTTGTAACAGTTTGACGGCGATATTCAGGATTGCGTGTAGAGTACACACCGTCAACCCGTTGATTCACTGTGCCTGTGCAGTAGAACACCTTGTCTGCTGCTTGTGTGGCATTCTGAACGGTTGCATTGTCTGTGATGCGAATTGCCTTTTCACCAGACAGATTGCTACCAAGAGTAAACGCAAAAGTCACACCCACAGTTCCGTTTGCGTTTGCAGTAAGTCCAGTCTTTACTGCCTTGCCGTCCACATACAGAACCAAACCCGTGGAGTTTGGACGCATTCCGTATGCAGTAATTCCAATGTTAGCAGACGAAGCAGGAATATACGGCACAACCGTTCTGTCTACAATACGGTTGTCTAGTGTCTTGTATCGGTTTCGTCCAACCATTCTACTAGAAGAAATAAGGTTTCCTACCTTTTCTTCAACCGATACAGCACTACGAGAAACTGCTGTTCTTTCGTTTCCTGAATTGATATTTGGAATGCTTGTGGAAACATTGTTGGTTCGTGGTGCTTCAAGCGTTCGCTTTAGCACATCATCTTTTTGTTCAGTGCGAATCTGACTGCCCGACCACAGGTATTCCCAGTCGTTCCATTGTGTACCAAATCCCTTTGTGGCATTTGCGTTGGAAGCAACCCAGTTGTCGTTCTCTAGCAGATTATTTGAGTACACAACAGGACGAATACTGGTATCAAACTGTGTTTCGTACTGTTTGGAAATATCAATAAAGCCCAACCAATTTACGGTTCCTGTGGGATTGATTTTGATGGTTTTATTGTAGCCGTCAGCATCAATCAAGGGAGTGGTGCTGTATCTAAAAGTAATCAAACCATCAGGAGACACGAAAGAATTTAATGTAACACCATTGATAGCAGTTATAGATAGAGGATTGTGCAAGAACAGCGGTCGCATCTCGCAGTAGTCGTAATCAACCGAGCATCGGTGGTTGGGGTCTGCCACATCTCCACCAGCGTGACCAAAGAAATCGTCTGTGAATATTGAAGTCTTGATTGGCTCTGTGGTAACAGAGAATACAGATGTGGATGCTCCAAGTGTTCCACCAATCACAGAGTATGCGTCTATTGCTAATTTGATGGAGTTGGAATCCAATTCTGCCTCTGACGCACTCAATTTAGTGAACGATTCCACATTGTCTATTCGCTTTTCAATATTGTTAATGTCTGACATGGTGAACCGACGAACATCGTTTCTATTCACAACCACATCATTTGCACTATGTGTGTAAGCAGGAACAGTAAGAGTTGCAATTGTGAGAGCATTCTCTGTTTCGGCAGGTGATTCTGGAGCAAGATCAGGCACACCAGAATCTATGGCAAAAGATGTGGACAGGTCTGATGGATTAATCTTTAGGCTGATTCTGTCGATTCGTGGCAGGTAGTTGGCCCATGTTGCTCCTGTTGCCTGATTCACATCAAAACCTTCAAAAATTCCGTAAGGCTTGGACACTATGGCATCAAAAGTTGTGCCGCTGTGGCGGAAATCTATGCAGTTAGCAAGCGAAACAGTTCTGCCTGTTCGTGGATTGGTGAACAGAGGAATTTCTTCGTAGGTCATTCCCGCAGACGAAGTTGCCCAATACGAGTGCTTGCCCAAGAATGGGCCAAAACTCAATCCACCGTGCACAAAATACTTGTACTCAAACGAGATTCCTGTGGGTGCTTGTCCCGCACTATAAATAAATCCTGCAACCCCCGGAACAGCCCCTCCTTCTTTAGATTTCTTGACTATAAGAGCACCGTAGTCATAGAATCCTTCACGCTGCCCGTCATCCAACTCAAAGTCGTTGGTGATGTCGGTTCCTTGTCTCCACACCTTGGTTATGGAATATACATCGTAATTTGGCAGAGTAAATCCAACTCGTCCGTTTATACTAGAAAGCGTATAAGTGGCAGCAGGCTGATTCACATATGTTGCAAGCGTTTTGCTTCTACAAACAGCGTCAACCGCAGTTTTAGATGTTAGATTAGATGTATTAATGTTGTACTTGTACGGTGCAATAATTTTTACAGGTAGAGTAATTCCCGGATGGAAACCACGAACTCCTATTTCAATGTTATTGTTGTTTGTGGAAGGATTTGAAATGGTAGCAGATGCGATTCCACCAGCATCCAATGCCCCCAGAGAAATAACCAATCCTGCGGTTCTGCCGTTTCCTGTTATGATGTGATATTTTGATAGCAGAGTCGAACTGGTGCTTGGTGTATTAGACAAAGAACTGCTCCACACCAAACTAAAGTTGGATGATCCGGGTCTTACAGGAAGATCAATATCTTCAGGCCCAAACTGGAATGTGGCTCCAGTCATTCCTGTTCCAGCACCAAAGGTGTAAGTGTTTCCACTTGCAGCCCAAGAAGCAGACGATTTGGTTACTGCTTTTCCGTAGAACACCACACTATCAAAATCCTTGATGCTTTGTGTGGGAGTAATCTCGTAAACAAGGCACGAGTCACTAGAGGCAGTTCCTCCAACTAGACCAAATGTGGTTCCAATTGTAAAGTTAGAATTGTAGCCCGGAGTAAACACCGCATAAGTAACTCCACCCTGAACCGCATTAGAACCACCAGTAAATCCGTAAATCACCGCAGAAGACGCTCCGCTTATAACCGAGCCAGCGGACACGCCATACAAGTATATGTTAAAATACGATGGATTAGTTACATAAGCACCAACAGTTGATCCGGAGTTTGTGAATCCTGCCCAAGCACTAATACCGTAAGGAATCACACCGTGAACAAACGCACTTCCAACTACTCCGCCGCTATTGTTTCTGAATCGGATTACTGTTGTGCCACCGTTCAGAGTGTGTAAAAAGTTGAAGGATGTCTGACCTGCCCACTGATTTCCTGTGGAATTTCGGTCAAGTGACGCACCAACCACCACATTTCCAACATTAAAATTGAATATGGCTGCTGCTGTTTGCCCTGTGCGAGCCTTGGAAATGCCTAAAATAGTTGGATACTTGGTTTCGACTTCCATGCCCATCACATAAGCCTTGCCCGGCCCAATTACCACATCCAAATTTTCTGGAGAAGACGACTCACGAACACTTACCTCAAACGGATTTACAACATACGAACCGCTCTCATCGTAAGTGCGACGAGCCAGTGTTTGAGAAATATCACCGTAAACAACCTTGTCTATCTTCTTGGTTACTTTGCCGTCTTCAAAACGAAGCAGTTCAATAAAATCATCAGGAGTTTCGCTGATACCAACCTGATCCAATTCTAAATTGATTACGAATCGGTCAGCACCCGGTGCATTATAATTTGGAGAACCAAAAGACGGATCAAGAAGTGTGGTGTTTTCGGCTGATGTAACGGTATCGCGGCTAATGCTGAAACCAACTTTTTTGTCCAATCCTGCAAAGGTGACTCCACCAACAGTTCCGCTCAAGTCTCGTTGATCGCTTGCCACATAATACGGAGTAAACGACTGCTCTGTATTAACAACAAACGCACCGTCCACATAAAAAATACCGTCTCCCACAGTTACCAGTTTGCACAATCCGTTATAGGTTGCGCCCTTGGGGACAAACGGTGAGTATCCTGTTCCGTCACCTGCGGTAATGCCAATGGTCACACCATTGGTGTAAGGTGCGGTGCCCGATGACGGGATAAGTGACGAATAGCCGTTGGCATAATCAAACACCACGAACGCTTTATCATCGGTTTCAGGTGGCAAAACACCAACAATGGTTCCGCTAGCAGTTGCTCCCCAGTACACAGTTCCACCAACAAGCGACTGCCAAGTATCAGTAGCAAATCCACTAAACGGGGTTCCTGTGCCTGTATTCAACCCCAAAAAGTTTGCATTACGAACAGTAATGGGTGCACCAACAATACGCGATCCGTCTTTAAACAGGTGGTCGCCAATTTTTGAGATTTGATTCTGAAGAACCGACTGTAGTTGGGTTAGTTCACGAGCCTGAACCGCATAACCGGGCTTGAAAAGGATTCGTAAAAACTTGTTGTCCGGATCAAAATCGTCGTAATACGGAGAGATGTTAAAAATGCTGGGATCGTAAGCCATTTTTACCTCTTTAGAATCCTATTCGTAGTCTAAACTCTTCACTCTGGTTGGGCAGTCGTTGAATGGGCTGGATACTGTTTATGTATATGATTTGCCCAGAGTGTATGTCTATTGATGGAGCAGAAACACCAGAAACCCGGTAATCCAAATTAACACTTCCGCCTGATGTGTTTAGGCGACTGAATGTGTTGCCGTGAAGAGTGCTATATTTGAATGTTCCAAACGGTTCGGTTATGTACAGCAATCCGCTGTCGTCATCGGTTTTAGTCCACTTATACACGGTTCCTGCGGCGTAATCGTATAGATACGAACCACTCACTCCCTGCTGAATATAGTCCCCGTTTTGCCATGTTGTGGAAGTAAATGCGGAAAGAGTAGAGGGTCTAGACATCCGCAAAACAGTTAAACCAGTATAAGACGGAACTGTTGTACTTGAGAAATACGGAGTGCTAGCAGTTATAATTTTGAAAAATTCAGATGTTTTTCCTGCTTCTGTAGCCAACGACAATCCCTTGTTTACATACACATACTCACCGTATCCAAGACTCACACCACCAATAAAGGCAGTAATGCCGCTGTTGAATCCATATAACCACAAATTATTCGAAGACCCACGAACAAAAGCATTTTTTGTAATTTTAACCTCTAGTTTTGATGGGGTTGCAGACAGCACTGTGGCTTCGGCACTGATTCCAAAACCGTAAGAAATACCACCCAAAGCAGCAATAGTGATACCCGCAGGAATGCTTTGATACACTTTTTCTCCCACCACAAAACCAGATTTTGCAGGAGACAGGGTTAGTTCGTAGTTGTCTAATCTGTCCAACCATGTAACAGGCTGAACCGCAGTGTTTTTTACCTTTACCTGTACTCGTTTTTCTCCGTTCACATCCGAGTATGCTGTTGTTTCCACCACAGGGAATGTGGCAAACGACTCTTTTCCGATTATAAAGTTCGCGGTTGTTCCGGGAAAATAGTTGGTAGCAATATCGGTTTTAGTGGAATAACTTGCACCCAAATACAACAGCAAAAGGTTTCGATAGTACGGTTCTCGTGTACCTGCAACAACCCCGCTTCCGTCGTTCAGTATGGGGTCTTTAATTATTCCAAACTTTCTGTAACTTCCACCTGTTTGAATGATTGCTTCATCGTTTTGGTCAACGGTGGCAATCAAGATTACATCTTGCACATTCAATTCTTTCAAAATGTTAGATCCGTGTCCGTCTTTTGGTGGCAAAACTGCTTTTATGGTGGGATGAACCGTGTTCTGTGAACTACCATCAGACTTGGCACTAACCACTTGAACTACTGCTTGGCTGTAGTCTTGTCCACCATCAACCAAATCAACTCCATTTACTCGTCTCCAATCAGAATCACCAGTGCGTCCAAGTCTTAAAAATCCATACGCTCCGCTACCGTCTCCGCTTATTCGTGCGTGTGGAATAATATCATAGTAAACTGCATCAGTTGTGCCGTTATACGAAAAATTAAACGGCACATGCTCGCCACGAACGGTGAATGTGTACTGATTGGAACTAGCCGTCACACCGTGTATAATGCCGTAGTTGTTGATGTCTGAAGGGTTTCCTCCACACACACCAACAATACGAAGAACATATCCTTCATAGTTGCTAATGTCACTAACAGGCAAACTAAACTGATTGCTGTTTGTACTGGATGTTATTGTAAAATAGTCTCCAACGCCGTATGAAGCGTTTGCGGATGTGCTGCCTGTTATACCCACAGAAAAACGAGAACCGTATTCGCTGCCAAGATACACCGCAGCACTTGCACCCGTTATTCCAGTGTCTACCAAATCCAAACGGGTGATTTCACCGCGAACCGCTGCTCGTTGAGTATTGTATTGTGTGGTGCTTTCGCTGTCTGTTCCTAAAGTGTCTTGCTGCACAAGAGCGTAGTTCACAGGCACATAATCTGTTAGTTCATACGGCAACTGTGACTCTTTAACAGTTGCAAGATATTTCCATGTGTACCCGTCGCTATACTCCAAAGGCGTTGTGCTTGTGTGTGACGGCTGAACTACGGAGTTTCCGCTGCCTCGTTTCAAACATTTGTAAATATTATTTGCTGAAGTAACAACATAAAAATTCTTGGGAGCGTCCTGATTAAACAGTTCTTCATCGTCTTCATACGCATCGTATTCGCTAATTTCCCACGGCACTCGTGGAAGAGCAAACACTACTTGATTGGGATCAAGTTTTTTATAACCAATAACGCTACGCATAATATCGTATTCGTCTTTAACAGTATCAGGAGGAGTCACGGGTATAATGTCTGCACTAGCCCCTGCGGTTGCATCCCACGGTGTGCCCTTGGCTACAAACAGAAAGTATTGCCCACGATTAAGAGCAATATCGTTCAGCAGGTTCTCTGCGTATGTTCTTTTAATGGACGCTTTCAGTAGTAGAGGCATCTATATTATTCTCCGAGTACAGTATATGTATCTGTTGTAAGCACAGTTCCGTCTTCAAGTCGAGTTCCAGCAGATTTGTAAATTACTCCGTACAGATTCAAGAAATCGCTAATAGTTATTGCTCCAAAAGATGTCCCCGCAAGAATAGTGGGGCTTCCTGCTGCGTTTGGGTGTTTGGTTATATCCCAATACGAGAATCCCAAAAGAGTTGCACTGGGGTGTGAACAGGTATACGAAAGTGGTAGCACATAATCCAACCGATACTTTTTGGACAGGTAGCAATACACCACTTGTCGCTCTGTTTCAGTCAGCACTCGGTCGTATACAATTACTTCGTAAATGACTCCCTTGAATGAATACGAAATATTTGATAAAGCAGAAGACACGAATCCCGCCTCCGACTCTGTATACGGAGCATCTAAAACAGGCAACACATACGATCCAAAACGACCAAGAGAAAGCGTTTCTGAATTGTATACTGTTTCCGATTCTGCCAAATTCAGGGGGCTTGAACCACCGGGACTACTAGAACGAGCAATACGACGAGAAGTGGCAATTCCGTAATTACGAGCCTCTTCTCCATTGTGGAATGTTCGTATTCGTGAGTCGTTTTCTCGTTTCCACTCACCAATTGAAACATTTTCTGTACACACTCCAGTAAGAGTGGTCTGATACGGATTGAATGCCATACGAACAGCAGTGGTGCTGCCCACATTACTGCGGAAACCTACCAAGCCAGCATCATACGGATAATACGACACATTGGTTGTGGAATTTACAAAATAGTAATCACTGGTTTGTTTAGCAGAATCAATGTCTATGTCGTAATACGAACGGTGGTAGAACAAGTGGTCTGTTTCTGTATCTGAATATGTGAACCCTGTTCCAACCGGAGTTCTGAAGTTGTTGAAAGATTTTGCAGACGAAGCAAGCCCAAGCCCATAATGAGAGTATGTGTATCCGGCTGCGGTTGCACCATTAGCAGTTACACCTGCACGAAACACAATAAACACAGTCATGTCTTTGGTTAGGGTTATGCCACGAGTAAGTGTAAAAAACTGACCCGAAAGTATTTTTTCTCCAGTTTTTCCGGGTTCAAAAGGCACAGTAGACGATAAAGCACCAAGAGTTTTTCCTGTGGCATATCCGCCACAAGTTCCTGCCTGTAGCCAAACAGTGTGTGGGCCATATACCACTCCACCATTGAATTGTATGCCTGTTCTGCCAGCAATTCCACGATCTGCTACCACAAGGGTGGGACGGAGTTTATCTACAGTAACACCAGTATAAGACGGATTAGTTGTCCATAACCCCCATTTGGGAGGAGATGCGTGGTTTAGTGACGGTGAAGCGTCTCTCCAAATATCCATACTTCTTCCAGTAATCATAGAACCACCACACACACCAATGTTTTCAGGCTTGAGCCACAGAGTAAGACCAACCACCGCTTGCGGAGAGTTTCCTACCATTTCTGCTGTGAGTATAGACTCTCTGAATAGTCTCCATGCGGTTACGCCACCAAGAGCAGCACCCAAAGGATTGTGTGCCACAGTTCCACCTTCTGGCACATACGCATAAGTGTATCCTAATCCTTTTACTCCACCACTTCCACCCATTCGGAACAGGGTTCCTATGGGGGACGATACTCCGCTTGGCCCAATCTCGGCAGACGAGCCAATATACGGATTGTAACCAGCGGGATACAGATCGCCAGTGGTTCCGTAAGAAATACCACCACTCCCCCCTGGCCCGTCATTAAAAATCCACTTTCCTGCTAGAGTTCTACCATTATTTCGTAGATCAAATGTGGTTCCAAATGTGTATGGAGTATAGTTTCCAATCACAGGAACACCAACACGAGTCAATTGCGAAGATCCTGAAGACGGAGAATACACCAAACTCTCAAGCAGAATAGAACCAAACATCTTCATTCCAGCAGGGTGAACAAGTCTGCGGAGCACATCATAATACCGATCAATGCTAACGGCAGACTTTAATTTGTACGAGTACTCTTGGTATTCGTCGCCATCATACAACTTTTGAGTGGATGAAATTTTTCCGCGATTGGTTTTATAGAATCCGGGATATTTGGTGATTGCTGTTGGAGTAAACAGGACTCGTGCAACAGAGTTTGTACCGTTTGGACTAACGACAATACCCGTAACAGAATCAAAATAGTTTACACCTGAATTTTCAATACGAATACGCTTGACTGCTCCAGCAAGACCTGTTTGCTCTACTTTTGCAGAAAACCCAACACCATTAGCAACCACATAAACAGTATCACCAACAGTATAGTTTTCTCCCGGTGTTTGTACAAAAAACTCACCAAGCACGCTATAAGTGGTTTCTGTGAAGGGATCAAGTCCACTAGTGGCGGCAGGAATAAGTTTAACAGAAGCACCCGGTGAAATATTTCCAACCAAATTTGTCAGATACAGTTCAGTAACAGGAACTCCGTCCTGATAGTAACTGTGTGCACGATCAATATCAGCGTATCCAAGCAGCACATTTCCGCCTTCTCCACCATACTGCTGAACTGTTCCACCCACCAAATACGGATGAGATGATTCGTTTACTCGTGTAATCTTTATAGACTTTTCTTCCACCCATATTCCATCTGAAGCACGAAGTATGAAATTTTTAGGGTAGTAGAACTGAACAGAACTATCGTAAAGCACTCTGAACAAAAATCTATAGGCACTCTCTGTGCCTTTATTTCCGTAAAAGTTCTTTATCTTTTTGATTAAGGTCTTTTTATTTGGAGAAATTCCGTCTATGTTAACTGCCAAATCGGGAGGAAACCCGTCCAAATACATGCTCTTGAAATGGTCATAAAACTGCTCTAAATTGTTGTCCACATCCACAGCAGAATCTAACCGCTGATTCACAAAACTTGGATTGTCTTGTTGTTCTGCCCACTCGTAATACGCTTTGATAAACAGTATGAGTTTTCTGTAATCACTACGCATGAATGAAGGAAACTGCTCTTCAATAAAAGGAGACAGCACATCTTCTAGTGCTTCAGCCGGTGTGTTTAGTACTATAGACTTGATCTGTGCCATTTTTATCTGACAACGCTGTTTGCTTCAGCCGATGTTTCTGTGCTAACGCTAACAACCACAGAGTCTTTATAGATGGGATTTATTCGCAAAACTTGATTTTCGTTGGCGTATATGTTTGTAATTTCTGGTTGAACTGTAACTGTAATAGGGAATGCAATATTTTCAGAACCAACTGTATA